TTTACCTATAATTTCTTTCCAAAATCGGCTAGTGAGGCTGAGAATATCCTCAACATAATCCGTTTATTTCGCTACCACATGTTACCTGAATTTCTCGATGAAATGTCTTTCATGTACATTTATCCGTCAGAGTTCAATATCAAGTTCTATTCCAATGGCAAGGAGAATGGATACATTGAGAAGATTTCTACATGTGTTATGAAGGATTTGTCAGTTGATTACACGCCATCGGGACAATTCTCGACGTTTAAGCCTACTGCGGATGGTGCAATGCCTACTCAGATCAATTTGTCAATGTCATTCCAAGAATTGTCGAAGCCAAGTAAAGAAACCTCACCATGGGAAGGACAAGGATTGTAATGGCTTATTTTTCACCGTTTCCGAAAATTTCGTATGTGTTCAATATCAATGGTATTGATCAGTTAAGAGTTATCAAGGATATTGCATTGAATGTGCGATTCCGTGAGAAGATTTTGAATAATATCGAACTGTTTGACAATTATGTTATACAAGATGGATTGTCACCAGAGTTGATTTCCGAACGCCTATATGGCACACCTTTACATCATTGGACTATTATGTTGGTCAATGAGAGATTTGATCGATATGAAGATTTTCCAGTATCTGAAGAGACTTTGGCCCGTTATACGATTGCGAAGTACCGTACAACTGTGGATCAATTGGATGAAGACATTTTGTTTGCACCCAAGATTCTCTACGGTGCTTTTCTTTATCGCGGTGATTATGATGGATTGGATTGTGATGAAGGTACTCCATTTTCTCATATGGTAACCAATTTGGAATATGAGACAACCGAGAATGAGAAGAAGCGCAATATCCGTGTTATCAATCCTTCTATTATCACTTCTGTAACCGAAGAGATTTACAGTATGTTTGAGACTTACAATGGCACAAACTGATCAAAAACTTGTACAGGCTGGTCAAGTACAAATTGAGGAATGTATCCTAATTCAAAATGGTGGCGATGCCATTGATTTTATTGAACAGTTAGATTCCATTACTTTGTATGAGGATTTGTATAGTCCTTTCATTACTGGCTATATTACTGTCACAGATACTTTGGACATTCCCGGACACGTTGGACGTGCTGGAAGGGATTTGCTGAAGCTGAAGGTCTTTACACCAACAATCGATAAGAAGAATTATATCGAAGGTGTTTTTGTCATTTACAAGATGTCAGATCGTGTTGAAGTTCGGGACCGCATGCAAGGTTATTATTTGCATTTTGCATCCTATGAATTCATGATTGACATGATGAAGGCAGTTTCTCGTACCTACGTCGGAACACCTTCGGATTTGGCTAAAACTATTCTTGAAACTCAGCTTGGTACAACTAAGAATATCAATCTTGAGACTTCGGCCAATGCATTGAAATACACATCGAATTTCTGGAGTCCTTCCAAGAATCTTTTGTATCTGGCTAATCACGCTTTGAATAATACCCAAGGTGCGACTTATATGTTCTATGAGAATCGCGATGGGTTCAATTTTCGTACATTGGAATCTATCAATTCCGAGAATGTGATACAAAAATTTTATGGTAACGACTTTACAACAGAAACCAATACTGTTGATGGGGCCATTCGTTTCGGTACATCCAAGCGTGATCCTATGAAGGATTATCAGAGTATTACCGGATTGCGTATTGATACTGCATTTGATTTTCTCAAAGACTATTCTGATGGAATGATCAAAACGAAAATGTATTCCCATGATCTGGTTACTAAGAGACTGGATATAAAGACAGTTGATTTGGTGTCTGATACTCTGACAAAGATCAATAAAAATCGTTTGTATACAGATAATGTAGTTGACAAGACTGATCCAGTATTGATGAATATGAACCGACATTTTGATGTGTTGGATAAAGGTGACGGAACGGATTTTAGATGGAAGCAAAAGCGCATTATGCAGCTTGGTCAATATCGTGCTGGAATTGTGGAAATTGAGGTGTATGGCCGAACTGATTACACGGTTGGAAAGAAAGTATCCCTCGACTTAAATAAGATGACCTCGATTGGTAAGCAAGATACAAGAGATTCGTATCTTGACAAACTTTATAGTGGAAATTATGTCATTACGGCAATTGTCCATACTATCAATCGTCAAGAGCACCGTTGCAATATTGAACTTGCAAAAACTCATACAAACTCAGACTAATGCACAATCAAATTTACTTTGGCGTGGTTGAATCACGTGATGATGATCCTAAGAAACTTGGACGTTGTAAAGTTCGCATTGTTGGTATTCATACCGAAGATAATGTGATGCTTGCAACCAAGGATTTGCCATGGGCTTATCCTTTGATGCCAGTCCATTCTGCATCGATGTCTGGTATTGGTTTTTCTCCTACTGGTATTGTCGAAGGTACATGGTGTGCAATTACGTTTAGAGACGAGGAAAAACAGCATCCTGTGATCATTGGAACTGTCGGTGGTATTCCTGAAGATGACAATGTTTTGCCAAGTGTTACTACAGTGACCTATCGTGTGGCAAAGCAAAGTACAGTAAAAGATTCTTCTGGCAATGAAGTTCTTGATGGTTCTGGCAATCCTATTGTCACTGGTCCTGTGGTTGTAGAAACCGTCACAGAACCAACTGTTGGAAGTACAGTAATCAAGAAAGCAAGCGCTTTGGTTACTTCGGATGCCGGTCTCGAATTCATTAGGAAAATGGAGAGCATTAAGGTTGGAAAACCAAATGCAAATTCCGGTGCACCTTTGAGCATTCCTGCTTCAAGTGGCGTCAATCCACATATCAATGATTATGTTGACAATGGCAATGGAACCAGTTCTGTAACTTTGCCTAATGGCACCGTTGCAACTCTTATAATTTGGTCTCCAGGCAATAGCGGAATTGGTGAAGCTGTTGAAACCAAGAACCCAGACGGAACCAATATGTACACAGTCAATGGCGTTGATATCACACAAGGTTCTACGATCAATCCTGAAGTAGCCGCAGAAGCAGAACGTAAATGGCAATCAGAACATGGTGTAAATTGGGTACCAGTCAATCAACCGGCCAATTGGGTATCCAATACTTCCAATGACAATTCAAACATAGTACCAGAATAATATGGCAACAATTTCACCTGAAACTCTAATCTATCCATACAAGGATAGTATTGGCTGGGCTATCGGTTATGGTAGCCGTTTCCTTATGGATGGTTCACCAGTCACGGAAAGTACGGTCATCCGTGCTAAGGATGCGGATGCACTTTTGAAGAGACATGTTACCTACGAGGTCGAAAAGTACATCAAGCCTAAGATCATGGTTCCGGTCACACAACAGATGTTTGATGCTTTGGTTTCCATGGCTTATAACTCTGGTGCAAGTCGTCTTGTCAAGTCGGATGTTTTCACTTCACTCAATAGTGGAAAGTATACTGATGCTGCCGCATTGATTCCATTTTTTGCTACTACAGTTGCAAATAGTTCTAAGACACCTAACAAAGGTTTGCAAGAGAGACGTAGAAAAGAGCAAGAGCTTTTCTTGTCCGGTGGAATTCCAAATTCTTCATTTACTGATGTTGAAAAATCGGCTCCTGCACCAGTTGTAGTTGATCCAAAAAATGTTAGTACAAACGTTACAACAGACGTTACAGAAATCGTCACAACAAACGCCGCAAATGGCTTTAAAGACCCGAATGGTAAGTATCCTATCAAGACCATGGTCAATGAGCCTGATACGCACCGTTTGGCCCGTTCTGAGAAGATTTACGAGACCATTGTGTTTGCCAAGGAAGCAGCACGTGCAAAGCATATCCGTAAACCTATGTGGGTCAAGAGAAAACTTGAATGGTCCCAGCCGGAAATTCCATACAATGCGAAATATCCTTTTAACCAAACTCGGGTCACTGAATCAGGTCACGTAGAAGAATGGGATGACACCAAGGATTCAGAACGTATCCATCGTTATCACAAGTCTGGTACATACGAAGAAATTGATCGTAATGGCACAAGAACGACTCGAATCGTTGGAGACAATTACGAGATTCTGGAAAGAAATGGAAATCTTCTGGTTCGAGGCCAATGCAATATCACTGTTGTTGGTGATGCGAATGTTCGTGTCGAAAATGATGCTTACATGGAAGTCCTTGGCAACATGAGTACAAGGGTTACGGGAAAGTATGATGTTCGATCCAAGGGTGATATGAATTTCCACACGGAAGGAAAAATCAATCTAGAAGCTTATGGCGATATCACGGCACACGCTGAAGGTTCATTGAATCTGAAGGCCGTTGGAAATATTGTTGAGTCTGCCAAGAGACTTGACATGAACCTAGGAAGCGCTCCGAAGTCTATTAAGGTCGCGGAAGAATGGGAAGATTCACCGGGTCAACCAGAATTTGGTGACTTAGTTGTTATCACTCGCACTGCGGAAGACAATGTAAATTATGAGTCTCCTTCCGAAGGTGATTCTACTGTCTATCGCGACAATGCAATTGCACGTGGAGATTTGAATACTGATGATCAACCAGTTGTTTCAACTCCAAGCGTTTCTGCGTCTCCAAAACCACCAGCACCATTGGATGTAAAGACAACTCCAATGGTACCGGTGGATACCAAGAATATTGGAGATATTTCTCTGGGTATGCAATTGTCACCAAATTACAAACTTAGCAATTTGGCTAAGAGCATTCCTACTGATCAAGCTGGCAAAACTGCTGCTGAAATGGTTGGTAATTTGAAATGGATTGCAAACAACATTTTGGAACCAATTCGTGCACAGTTTCCAAATCTTGTCATCACTTCTGGATGGCGTTCAGATGCGGCAAACAAAGGTATTGTTGGTGCATCCAAGAAGTCGGATCACTTGATTGGTGCTGCGATTGATATGCAATTTACTGGTTTAAATCAATCGAAGACTATTGAAGCCGCTACGATTATTCAGGTTATGTTTCCGACCTATAACCAGATTCTGGTGGAGTACAAAGGTTCTTCAATGTGGATTCACGTTGCTGCATATGGTCCAGATTTTGGAAAGAACAATCAGCGTCGTATTGGTACATTGGACGTGATACCTAACAAGTTCACTGAAGGTTCTTTCGTATTGCTACGATAGGCGGGTGATCTTGCGGAAGTCGGTATCGATTGATTTTCCGACTTCCAATTTCAATACATGATCATTCCAGAACCAGCGATTGTCCATTGTTGAACCTTTGATAGTGTTGACACTGGTTAGCCAATCAGGTGCAGTGTCTTCCGTGAAGGTCTCAGGTTTACACCGTGGCTCGTCGATGAATGTCATTTGGAATTTCATATTACCAATCAATGTTGATAGTATATTCACCGGACGGAAGTAGACCTTTTGCATGAAGGTCGTTGGCAACCACTTCAATACTCGGATAGAAGTTCCGTTCCCAGAACATTTCTATACCATTTTCCCGGTCCCATGTATCTTCGGTGTCTAGTTTCTGATTTGGGTCACGTGCAAGCCATGCTTTGAAACTTACACCCATTTCAGCACCGTTCACCTTTTCAGGAATGGTGTCATTTTCGAAGTCTTCGGCATACTCTGATGGAACTGTAAGTTCGTAGGTTCCGCGTTCTTGACAATCATTCTGTTGTTGGAAATTGTAAGGTCGTCCATAGGTCTTCTTGACAAGATCATCCCAATCGGACACCTCAATCATTTGTACATTTTTGAATTTCATAGTCACTCCATAAAGCTACCATTATACCACAAATGGATAAATCTAAAACACTTTCTAAATATACATAAAGGATTTCCGCCATGTCAAGAATCAAAGACTATGTAGTTTACTCTGGAGCAAATCCAGTCGATCTTGCAGCCTATAAGGGCGGTAATCTCACGCCATTGGGTGTTGCTTTGACAGAGGCTGGACTTCTCGGAGTAATCACCGGCATTCGTTCAAGAGAGCGTGATGTTTTGGCTGATCTTGGTCTCACGCCGTCTAATGTCAACATAACAGGCGGAAATCTTACCAATGTAAGCATTTCTAATGTTGATGTAAATGACTTTCTTGATTTTGGAACTCTGGCAAATCCGGTGTACCAAGAGGGAAGAGTGTTCTATGATTTTTCCGCACATACTCTATGCTATTACAATGATAATTCAGAAGTCACTGTAAATGTGGCGCAGGAGCAACTTGTAAGAGTTAGAAACGCAACGAACAATACCATACCGGACGGAACAGCAGTTTATGTAAATGGTGCGCAGGGCCAAACTCCAACAATAGAATTGGCAATAGCCTCTAGTGAAATTACGTCACGAATAATTGGAGTTACCACTGATAGCATGCCAAAGAATACTTTCGGTTATGTTACAGTAAATGGGGTTGTAAATGGTTTCAACACAAATTCGTTTGCGGATGGTGCGCCAGTTTATCTTTCTAGTACCGTGGCTGGGGGTTATACATCCACTGCTCCATCCGGCTCCAACTATTCCATACAAATTGGTGTTATTCTCCATTCTCACACAACACAAGGAAAACTTTTAGTTTTTCCTCAATATTTGTCAACCAATGCAGCAAACATTGTAGGGACTCTTTCATATTCTCAGATTCCAACTTTAAGTTCGGCATGGAATGGGCAACATCTTGTCATGGGTACATACCACTTCTGGGTAGATGGTTCTGGCAGACTTCTTGTAAAGAATGGAGCACCAACCAGCATCAATGATGGATCGATTGTTGGTTTGCAGTCGTGATGTTCCGGCAATAAATAAACTATGAATTACATATTTTCCGACTTCGATGCTGCGTTTAGCATCAATCCAATTACTGGTGATGTTCCTTTGAGGACTGAGGTTGAAGCGATCAAATTTGCTGTTAAGTCTCTGATATTAACAAGTCACTACGAACGCCCTTTTCATTCGGAAATTGGCTCTAATGTTCGTGGCTCTTTGTTTGAAAACATGGACATGTTAACTGCAATTGTCCTACGTGAGGATATAGCAATTCTTCTGGACAA